GACACCGAAATCACCCATGAGACCATCCTCTCCGGTTCCAAGCGGGGCGTTTACCCCGAAGGCTCGGTCTGGTGCTTCATGACGAACGAGGTCTACGGCCCTAAGCCTAGCAGGACGAGGAGCGCAGGATGAGCGAGACAATCATTAATCGAGTGGCAAAAGCTATTCATGAAAGCCTTGGTTATGAAACGCCATGGGAAACCTGCACCCAGTGCGAAGGTGCCGCCCGCGCCGCTATCGAAGCCCTTCGAGAAGCGGGCCGATTTAAGCCCCTAACGTATGATGAGGCATGGGAGTTTGCCATAGCTGATGCTCTCAAGGAGGCATCAAAATGAGCGAGACAATGATTGAAAGGTTGGCACGATCGATTGCCGCGTCGTTTGTCTCTCAAAACCACATGCTTGAGCTAGATGAGGACGGCATGGGATATTCGAATGACTATGACAATAGGTGGTACGATTGCCGCCCAGCAGCACGAGCCGCCATCGAAGCAATGCGCATTCCTCCGGAAGAGATGGTTTTAGCCGGTCTCAACTGTGACGCATGGGCCGACAACGAAGGCAACGCGGTTGAAATGCTGTCTGGCACGTTCACTGCCATGATTTCCGCCGCTCTCAAGGAGCCGACAAAATGACAATCCACACCCCAGAACACAGACGCCAAGCCGAGAGCTACCAGAGCGTACAGAACCGGCTCTGGAACTCAAAGCCGCAGCCAAAGATTGCTCCACCTAATAAGGCCACCAAGTACGTGCCTTACATGGCTCCCCGCATACCATTGTGGGAGCGAGAGAAGATCACCTTCAATGCCCATATCCTGGCATATCGCCAATGGCAGGCAGACCAGTACGAGCGCACGACAGCGAAGGGCTATATCATTAGCCGCTGTGAGGACTTCGGAGTTTCCTATCTCATCATGATTGGCCCATCACGGCATAGGCCTGTCACCAGCCTGCGCCAGATCCTGTATTTCGAAGTGCACGAGAAGTTTGGCCGTTCATTCCCGCAAATCGGCCGACTATTCGGGGGTAGGGACCATACAACTTGCCTACACGGATACCGAAAGGTGAAGGCCATGACGACAGTGGAGCGTGATCAGCTCATTCGCAAGTCTTTGAAGGATTTAGCGCCACTCAAAGCCAAGCAGATGGGGGTAGGGGAATGAGCGAGTGGTCGCCTTACGTTATCAGGGTAGTGCTGCACCACTACGCCTCCAAAGAGAAATTTGAGCGCGATGATCTGCCTTTGTACCGCGAGACCATCAGCTCATTGACGAATAAGGGCCTCGTTGTGCCGAATGAGTTTGGCTATGTCGATGTCACTCAGAAAGGCGAGGCGCTTGTTCAAGCGTGGTGTTCTACGCCAACCCCAATCTTGAAGTGGGTAGATCCCCGCTTTGAAAGCCAATCGAGGGATTTCTAACTATGGCTAGCAAGTTGCTCAAGCTCCGCACCCCCAAGCGCCGTTCCTCTGCAGGCAGGCCACCGAAAGATGACATGGAAAGATATCCTTCTGGCAAGATCAAACCATCCGAGACACAGCGGGAAACCATGAGCGTTGTCATCGCAGCCCGTAAGCGACTGCATGGTGCCAACATGAATGAGAGCCCGCTCTCAGGTTATACGCTCGGACGCATAAGGCTGGATGGGCATATCACGGACGAAATGCTTGCGGCTGGAGATGCCTATGCTGAAGCGATTGCACGCTATCACAGTTTGACGGGTATTCCTTGGCCGTCCGCCCGCGCGCAATCCTTGTTTAGTGTTCAAGGTCATGAAGGCGAGATATCCCAGGATAAGGCAAACCGCGCTCGACAGGCATCCAATAGGATGATGGAGCTAACGGGGCTGCTGCTTCGCTGTGTCGATGGGCCTCAGGTGCGTGGCATGGTGCAGGGGATATGTGTGATGGATCACGATCACATGCGCGACCTTCAAGGGCAGCAAAAGGTCTGGCTAAGGCGAGGCCTTAACGCATTGAAAGACCACTTTAATCTTTCAAAATCTACCACTGTAGGGTAGAATAATCGGGCCTCAAAAGGTGTTCGTAGCACCATGAGGCCCTAACCAAACCGATCGTAAGGAGATCGATGTGGCTGAAGAGTTCAAAGCATGTTCAATTGATAAATGCAACGGGAACGCCCACAGAATTGCAGCCGGTAGGGACGGTCTTTGTAATAGCCATTATGGCCGCCGTCGAAGACATGGAGACCCATCAAAGGGGAACCCAAGCAGGACGGAAGCCCTCCCTTTTCTCCATTCTTCGGTCATCCCATACGAAGGGGATGGCTGCTTAACGTGGCCATTCAGCAAGAGTCATTACGGATACGGAATAATATCTATAAAGGGTGTTACCCACGTAGTGTCTAGACTTGTATGCCAGGCCGTCCATGGTTCACCTCCCAATGAGAAGTATGAGGCCGCCCACTCATGCGGGAAAGGTCATCTTTCTTGCGTCAATCCTAAGCATCTCTCTTGGAAAACCAGATCGGAAAACCAGAGGGATCGTGTAGAGCACGGGACAAGCAACAGGGGAGAGAGGCAGTGGAAGGCAAAGCTCACCGAGGAAGACGCTGTAAAAATTAGACTGTTGGGGAAGGCAAAAACTGGAAAAGAGATTTCGCTGCAGTTTAAGGTCTCTGAAGCGACTATTTCGAGGGTACTAAGCGGGAAGAGGTGGGGATGGCTAAAATAATCCATTGCAAAATCAATATTGTTTCGCTACCGTAATTATAAGCTGATCGTATTGTCAGCAGCAAGGATTCAAATCCCCGTAGCTCAGGAGTAGAGCACGCCCTGGTGCACCAGTAAGCGAGGACGGTGGTGCAGTTCCACCCGGGGGTGCCATTTATTAAGCCTTTCAGGAAGCCCGAAAGGAGACCATGTGTCTTGTGTGGGCGCAACTGCTGGAACGGATACCCAGCGCTTCCTGAGCCATTCCAAAGCCATAGAGTATAGCCGATGTCCTCGTTGCTAAATCTTTTTTCAGCTCGGCATCAACGGCAAGCGGCCTATTATTCGGAGATGTTGGCCATAAGGGCTAGAAACAAAGGCAAGCGCTTCAAATGCGGCCCTTGGATTTGGACGATATAGCCGAAGGGCGACAAGATCAGGAAGGCGGACAGTTGTTCGTGAAGATCGGGGTTCGTGCCTGGTCGTTCCTTCCTGAGCAAGATCGGGAAGGCTGCAAACTAGCCCCGCTGAAAGCGAGAACACGGATGACCTCGCTCCTATGCGGTGAACGTTGTGTAAGAGGCCGTGCTCTCCTTCTCGATAACTTTTCCTCATCTCTGGAGCCCATATGGCCCAAGTCACGCAATCCGACTTAATTCGGCACTGCAAAGACTTCCAAGATCAGCACGGCGCCTTCACACAGGGGTGAAGGAAACCCGGTAAAGTCCGCGGCCTTGCTGAGACATCAACGTGGAGCCCAGAATGACCGCAGCTGATCTCATCCGAGACTGCAAGGCATATCAGGCTGAACACGGCATCATTGCCCTCCTAAGCATCCTAGAGGACATCATAGAAGCCCAAGCTCAATCTGCCGGCGTTGTTTTGCTGAATGAGGACGGGCTGGATGAGATGGAAACGGCTTACTTCACGGTCCAATAAATACTGCAGGTTGAAATAGACCTGTCAATCCGGCCTGAAATGACCTTTTGCCCCCGCAATACAGCACCAATAGATTGAAACAGCCCTTCCCGGGCCTTTTCGCGTGAGGACAGAGCATGTCAGTAGCAACCGCCCTGTTGATCATCCTTGTCCTTCTCCTCGTCGGTGCGCTTCCGAACTTCGGCTACACGACAGGCTGGGCACCATCGGGCGGCATTGGGCTGGTGGTCGTTGTGCTGCTCATCCTGGTGCTGTTGGGGAAGATCTGATGCAGCGACATGAAAACAATCAAGATTATTCAAGATGACACACGGCGGTAAAAGAGGCGGGGCTGGGCGTAAGCCTGGTACAGCCAATATCAAGACACGAGAGACTGCAGACGCAGCGCTATCAAGTGGCATAACCCCTCTCGAATATATGCTCGATGTTCTTCGCAATGAGGACGCTGACATCAAGGATCGCATGTGGGCCGCAGAAAAGGCAGCGCCTTACGTCCATGCAAAGCTGGCAAGCGTTGAGCATAAAGGGGAGGGTGGAGGCCCTCTGCAAATAGTTATTAAACGGTTCGCAATCGAGTAACAGGGATTCACTTGCACATACTCTGGTGGTATATTGCAGGATGGAAAAACCTACTCTCGTTTCAAAGCACAAAAGCTCCCGTCCGCAGCGGGCTTCATACATCTGCTCTTGCGGTAACTCATTCGAGGCGCTGGTCTCTAATGTTAACCGAGGCAAAACCAATTCATGTGGTTGCTACAGGCGGTCTGCAGCCATTCTAAAGATGGAGGCCAATAAAGAGGCCTTCTCGGGTGGCAATAAGGTTCATGGGAAGTACGAGCCGTACACGTATCAATCATGGAACATGATGATGCAGCGGTGCACAAACCCTAACCGCTCAAACTACCCATACTACGGCGGGCGCGGGATCGAAGTTTGCCGGCGTTGGGCTGATAGCTACGAGTGCTTTGTTGAGGATATGGGCGTCAGGCCCCACGGAACTACGATCGAGCGCGATGATAACGATGGGAATTACACCCCATCAAACTGCCGCTGGGCTGATCGACGTGAACAGGCAATAAACCGGAGGCCGCGTGGCACAAGTTTACTTGCCGAACGATTGGAAGCCTCGGTCATATCAAAGGCCGATGTGGGACTACCTCGAAAACGGAGGTAAACGTGCCATAGGGATATGGCATCGCCGCGCAGGCAAGGACGATGTTCTCCTCCATAGAACGGCAGTGGCGGCATTCGAGAGGCCAGCAACATATTGGACCGCCCTGCCTGAGTATGCTCAAGCGCGGAAGGCTCTATGGGCTGCAGTCAACCCACACACTGGCAAGCGAAGGATTGATGAGGCCTTTCCTCATGAACTGAGAGAGACAACCAATGAGCAGGAGATGTTCATTCGGTTCGTGAACGGCTCAACCTGGCAGCTAGTAGGATCTGACCGGTATAACAGCCTCGTCGGCGCTGGTGTGGCTGGTGTAACGTTCTCTGAGTTTGCTTTGGCCAATCCAAGTTCATGGGCGTACATCCGCCCCATGCTCGAAGAGAATGATGGCTGGGCCGCGTTCATCACTACCCCACGTGGCCGCAACCATGCTCAAGCCATGTATGAGATGGGCAAGGCAAACCCTAAGTGGTTCGCTGAAGTCCTAAGCATTCATAACACAGGCGCTTTGTCTCCTACCCAGATTGAGGAAAGTCTGGCGGAATACACCGCCCTCTACGGCGAGGACATCGGCCGCGCTCAGTTTGAGCAGGAATACGAGTGCAGCTTCAATGCTGCCATTCTGGGTGCCTTTTACGCTCGGGAAATGTCCAATATTCGCAGGGAAGGGCGCATCACCGAGGAGTGCGAGCCGGACTTAAGCAAGCCAGTCCATCGAGCTTGGGACATCGGCGTCAAGGATGATACGAGCATCTGGTGGTTTCAGGTGCAGGGCGCCCAGGTCTTCATCCTCGACTGTTATTCACAATCCGGCGTTGGCTTAGATCATTACGCCGATGTGGTTCACAAGCGCCATCAGGAGCGCGGCTGGATACTCGGGCAGGACTTTGTCCCTCATGACGCCAAGGTCAAGGAATGGGGCACTGGCCGTACTCGCGTCGAGACCATGCGGGAATACCATCTAAAGCCATTTCTCGTCCCTATGGCCACCAAGATGGACGGCATCAACGCTGTTCGTCAGACATTGGCGCGGTCCTTGTTCCATCCGGACTGTGAAGCCCAAGGCATCGCTGCTCTGGAGCAATACCGGCGCGAATGGGACGACGAGAAGAAGACATTCAAGGCCTCTGAAGTTCACGACTGGTCATCCCATCTGGCCGATGCGTTTCGATATCTCGCGATGTCCTGGCGCACGATCCCAGAGGTTGAGGAAAAGAAGATCATCGTCCCGCCCCCCGGCAAGATCATTGCCCCTCCGCCTCCCATGGCGCGTTCATCGAAGCGGATCTCATTGTGATTAAAGCAGGCACAGAAATTAGAGATGGCGACGGGAAGCTAATAGCTACCGTTGTTCGCGACATTCACATTGGCGAAAGCCTCATGGCAACGAGTTTCCGCCTTCCTGACGGCAACCATCCAATCGGCGGAACTCTGATCCCAACAGCGGTGGATGAGTACCTGAAAAGGCAAATCGGCTGATGACTGACTCCCAATTCGAACAGCCAGAGTTTGACCCGTCCATCGAGCCTGAACTCGCGAAGGCGTGGCTAAACCTGATTGATGACGCAGAGAAGGCGTTCAAGCGCTATCAGGAGATCTGCGACAGCGTAGACAAGAAGTTTGCCGACCTGGAGCGCATGGCCGGCACTGTCACGGGAGACCGTGAGTTTCAGCTGTTCTGGGCTAATATCCAGGTTCTCGGCCCGTCCATCTATTCCCGGCCTCCTGTGCCTGTCGTCGTGCCACGCTTTCGCAATCGCAAGCCTATCTCACGCACTGCTTCCGAACTGCTTGAGCGCGCAACAAACGTCAGCTTTGAACAGGAAGACATCGACTCCACGATGATCCTCATCCGTGACGATCTAACGCGGCTGGCACGTGGCTGCGCATGGATCAGATACGAGGACAAGCAGAAGAAGGGCAAGAAGCAAGAGCGCGTCTGCATCGATCATGTGGACCGTCGCGACTGGCTTTGCTCCCCGGCCCGTAAATGGCAGGAAGTTGACTGGGTTGCTCGTCGCGCATGGATGACAGCCGAGGAGATGGAGAAGCGCTTCAAGGGCGATAAGTGGAAAGAAGCCGCCTTTGAGGAGAACGACCGCGATCAGAAGGACAGGGGCAATCGTGACCCCATTCTAAAGGCTGGCGTGTGGGAGATTTGGTCTAAGTCTGAAGACCGCGTTGTGTGGGTAACAGAGGGCGTTGACGAGGTTCTTGACAGCGATGAGCCACATCTGACGCTGGAAGGCTTCTTCCCGTGCCCACGGCCTGCATATGCCACTGTACAGCCTGGTTCTCTCGTTCCTGTCCCTGATTATGTCTACTACAAGGACCAGATCAGCGAAATCAACGAGCTGACGGCCCGTATTTCGTCGCTGTCCGAGGCTCTGAAGCTCAAGGGCTTCTATCCTGGCGGTGGTGAGATTGGCGATGCAATCGAGGCGGCAATGGCCCGCAACGATGATCAGGCCATTATGGTGCCGATCGCCAATTGGGCAGCATTCGGCGGCTCTGGTGAACAAATCATCTGGTTGCCGATCGACATGGTTGCGGCCACGATTGCGGGCCTTGTGGATCTCCGCAAGCAGCTGATCGATGACGTTTACCAGATCACCGGCCTGTCAGACATCATGCGGGGCTCTACGAACGCTAATGAGACGTTGGGAGCGCAGGAACTCAAGAGCCAGTATGGTTCTGTCCGCGTTCGTGACCGTCAAAATGAGCTGGTCCGCATTGCTCGGGACATCACGCGCCTTGTAGCCGAAGTCATGGCCGAAAACTTCGGTCAGAAGACGCTCGAAGACATGACGCAGATGGAGCTGCCTACAGACGCCGAGATCAAGAAGCAGGTCAAGGCCCTCGAAGACCAGGGCAAGCAGATTGCGGCCGGCGTAAAGCAGCAGGTTCAGCAGGCCCAGAGCGACCCTGAGATGGTAACCAAGGCCAAGGAAAACCCGGAAGAGGCACAAAAGGCCCTTCAGCAGATGCAACAGCAGGCTCAGGAGCAGCTGGCGCAGATCCAGAAGCAGGTTGAGGAAGTTGGCGAGACGGTCACCATTGAACAGGTGATGAAGCTCCTCAAGGACCAGCGCCTTCGCCCGTTCATGCTGGATATCGAGACAGATTCAACCATTGCGCCTGATGAGAACGCTCAAAAGCAGCGTGCTACCGAGTTTGTGACGGCTGTCGGGGGCTACATGGGGCAGGCATTCCCGCTCGTTCAGGTCATGCCACAGTCGGCGCCATTGGTTGCTGACATCCTGAAATATGTGGCCAGCCAGTTCAGGGCAGGGCGTGAGCTAGACACAACGATTGATGAGTTTGCCGAGAACATGAAGGCGGCAGCATCCCAGCCCAAGCCTAACCCAGAGGCAGACGCAGCGCAGGCAACGGTTCAGGCCGAACAGCAGCGCCTGCAGATGGATCAGCAGAAGATGCAGGCTGATATGCAGGTCAAGCAGGCTGACACTCAGATGAAGATGCAGCAGGCCCAGGCAGACGAACAGCGTAAGCAGCAGTCGGCACAGGCTGATTTGCAGATTAAGGGACAGCTTGCCGACCATCAGGCCAAACTGCTCGAAGCCAAGACCGGTCAGGAAATACAGGCCATTCAGCTCAAGGTCCAGCAGGACGCCGAAAAGCACGGTCAGGAGCTGGAATTGGGTGTTCTGAACATCGAACTCCTGCGCACCAAGATTGAGCAGACGAAGGTCTCCACGGCCAGCACGGTCGAGAAGACCCAGTCCGACATCAACGCCAAGAAGGCGGGTGTTGCCATCAATGCCGAGGCTGCAGAAGCCAAATCAGAACAGATGGGTGAAGAATGAGACAGCGCCTTTGCAAGCAGTGCCGCCAATGGCACGAAACCGAGGCATGGCCGCTGGAATGCTATCCGGTGGCAGCGAAGGGTCAGTCGGACACGCTGGCTATCCCGTATTTCATCAGCGACACCTGCGAACCCACGCTGCACCCGATCGACCAGAAGCACTACACCAGTAAGAGCACGTTTGAGAAAATCACCCGTGACGCTGGATATGAGACCGTTGGCAATGATCCGGCCCGATTGAGGCCTGCTCCGAAGCCAAAAGCAGACCGTGCTGCAATCAAGCAGTCCGTTGAAAAGGCCATCTCTCGCTACAACAACGGCGAGCGCGTTTAGCGGTTAGGCAGTAGGGATGAAAGCCCGCTTTTAACGGTAGATTTTCCGTACAAAAGTTCATTCGCCCAGTCTTCCGCAATAATGTCGGCGGATTTGTTCATGTACTCAAGAACAAGAGCATCAATCTCTGGGTTAACTATCCTCTTTGGATCGTTCTTTGGGGCGATGTGCTTCTTCTCTTCATCCACATCGTAGAGTGCGAGAAATTCAGCCTCAATCCAGCTCTCTGGATCAATCCTTGAAAGCTTATGCCAAACGATTGACGAGCAATGCGGGCAAGTCTCTTTCTGAAATTGCGGGCTTAAATCAGGGACACCTAAAGTCAGGTCCCCGCCGCAGCATGGGTAGCAACCAAAGATCATTTCCATCACTCCAAGTTTGATGGGCTGATTATTACCACAACTCCTCTCAGACAGGAATAACACCATGACCGACGAAGCAAATATTGCTCCGGCCGCGCCTTCTGCTGCGGTCATCGATGCACCTACGCCCAGCACCCCGGAACTCGGGTCGCAAACCCCTGTAGCCGACAAGCCCGAACCGAAGCCGGAAGCCAAGGTTGAGGCAAAGCCAGCCGAAAAGACCCCATCCAAGAGTGCCGAGGAAGCGGTTCGCCGCGCTCATGACGCGGTAACTGCAAAGGAAGCTGAAAAGGCTAAGGCTGCAGAGCCGAAGACACCGGCAAAGGCTGAAGACACCCAGGCCACCGACAAGACAAAGGTTGCCGCCAAAGAATCGCCGGCCGAAAAGCCACGCGATGAGATCGTGCAGGCGAAGACGGAAGGCAACCAAACGTCTGAGGGGCGGAAGCCTCACCATGAAGCGCCTGCACGGTTTCTAGAGAACGCCAAGCGCGATTGGGAGAGCGCTCCTGAGTCCGTCAAGGAAGAAGTTCACCGGACCATCAAGAATATGGAAGATGGGCTCCACAAGCACAAGGAAAGCGCCGACCGTTACGAGAAGGTTCGCGAATACGACGAATTGGCCCGCAAGAATGGCCGTGAGGGCGTTCACGAAAGCCTGAAGCAGATCAAGGAAATCGAAGATACGTTCCAGCGCAACCCGATCGAGGGCCTGAAGCGCGTTACCGACCATTTCGGCGTCAATTTGCAGGCCGTAGCCGCGCGTATCATGGGCGAAAACCCTGATCAGCGCGTGCATGAGGCCCACACCCGCATTCAGGAGCTAGAAGCCAAAATCCAGCACATGGAAATGGCCGCAAAAGCCCCCGATCTCGTCGCAGAGTTTGCGGCGAAGAATGAACGGTTCGAAGAGCTTTCGACCGTGATTGCCACACTGCTCAAAAACGGCGTGGCTCATGACCTGGAGTCGGCTTACGAGCTTGCCTCCGCACTGAAGGAACCGGCCTCATCGGCTGGTCAGAAATTGGCCTCATCGGCCCAGACAGAAGCCACGGCCTCACCGGCACAGGCTGACATCCCGCTTAATCCAGCAGGACAGAAATCCGTGTCAGGTGCGCCGACCGGTGGCATTAGCCCCGCTTCGAAGCGACCTGTCCCCAAATCCAATCTCGACGCCCTAATGCGTGCAAGCGCTCGCTTAGGCTAACAAGGACACATCGCAATGCCCATTAATCCACTTGCTCAGTATCAGCAGGTTCTTTCGATGGCTCTCGAAGACCGGGGAACCGGTTATGAAGACCTCGTATCGAACGCAATTCCGCTCATCGGTTTGATGAAGTCGAAGGGCCTCATCAAGAACTATTCCGGCCCGCGCATCCGTGAAACCCTGCAGATCGGCAAGCCGACCGGCCAGTGGTATTCCGGCTACGACTTCCTGGACAATCCGCCCGTTGAGCTGTTCAACGATGCGTATTGGACCCCGAAGATGCTGGCGGTTCCGATCTCCCTGACCAACGAGGAAATCCTCAACAACTCCGGCAGTGCCCAGATCCTCGACGTTCTGGCCTCCTACATGGACGTTGCGGAAACCACGCTGACGGAAACCATCGAAGCCGGCCTTTATTCGGACGGCACGGCCAACAACGGCAAACAGCTCACCGGCCTTGCTGCAGCTGTCCCGATCGTCACCAACACAGGCGTCTATGGCGGCATCGATCGTGCAACCTATGCCCTGTGGCGCACCACGTCCTACGATGCGAACTCGGCGTTCCCGTCCATCGGCACACAGGTCACGGCGGCAACCATCCGTCCGATGCTCACGCAGATCTTCATGGCACGTTCGCGTGGCAAGCAGTCTGCAGACATCCTCCTGATGTCGAACGAGCACTATGCAGCCTATGACGGCGCCCTCGTCGCCCTGCAGCGCATCACCGAACGCAGCGGTTCCGGCCGTATGAACGCTCTCGGCTTCAACAACCTCGCCTATGTCGGCGCTGGTCGTGAAGTTGCAGTTGTCATGGGCGGCGGTATCGGTTCGTCCATCCCGGCCAACACCACGTTCGGCCTCAACTCGGACAGCCTGCGCCTTCGCGTCAACCCGATCCGTGGCATGGGCTCCAAGCTCTTCCCAGGCGACGGGCAGATGCCAATCAACCAGGATGCTATCGCTCAGTTCATGGGCTTCATGGGCGAACTGACCATGACGAACCCGCTGTTCAACTGGCGTCTCTTCGACTCCAACCCGGCAGCGTAAGGAGAAATCACAATGCCTATCACTTCAACCCCTTCGCTGGGTTCGTCCATCAACGTCAACGGCGGTCTCGTCGGTCCTATCCCATACTGGGACAGTGGCCGTGCGGTTCCGTCGCCACAGCTCGGCACGCTCATGCAGGCCGTGGATGGTCACACCTACATCTTCGCTCAGGCTTCGGCCGCAATCGCATCCGCAGCCGTCACCATCCTGACGGAACCGGCCATGACGATGGCAACCGGCGCCGGCGCTTGGACCGCTCCCACGGTTACGGGCGGCGTTCCGATCAACCAGTACGCCTGGTTCAAGAAGACCGCAGCTTAACGATCCACGGCGGGGGCTTCGGCTCCCGCCTTTCTCTTTGACCTCAGACAAGGAAACCGACAATGGCACAAGAAGATACCCGCCTCGTCGTCACATTCGAAAATCATTCGGTTGTGAACGAAGCCCGGTCACGGGAAGAAGGCTCCCCAAAATTTGACGACATGGAAGTCTGCCGCATCCGCATGGGCGGCGACCGCCTGCAGGCTCCTGTATTCCCGGCATGGGCTGAAGCTCCTGGCGGCATGGAAAACGATGAGGGCTATATCGTTCCCTGTACCTACGCCGAGAAGTACGCGGAGCAATACAAGCGCTTCAAGGAAGGCAAGAAGCAGACCAAGGACGGAACGCCCGTCGAATATCTGCCGTTCCTGACGCCTGCCAAGGTCAAGGAGCTGAAGGCTCTCCACATCTACACCGCCGAATCCCTCGCTGATCTCGACGGCCAGCCGTTGAAGTCGATCGGGCAGGGCGGTCTGGAATGGAAGACACAGGCGCGCGCCTATCTCGACAACGCGAAAGGATCGGCCGTGGCCACGAAACTCGCCCTCGAAAACGAAGAGCTTCGCCGCATGCTCGATGAAGCCCGCAAGGAGCATTCCCCGCCGGCAGCACAGGCAACGGAGCGTGTTCAGGAAAATTTGGGCTACGACAGCAAGCCGAGCGAGTTCGACAGCTGGGAAGATGAGCTTCTGAAGGAGCACATCAAGGAAAAGACCGGTAAGACCCCCAGAGGCCCCGTGAGCCACGCGACACTCGTTGCTATGGCCGACGATCTGGCGAGTGAAGCCTAATGAGCTTCCTCTCGGCTGCTCAATCCGCATCGCTCCGGTTGGTTGGTAAAAAGCCAACCACCTTCTTTTCGAGCCAGAACACGTTCGAAATGGAGATTATCGACCTCGCCAATGAGGTCGTGACGGACATGGTGAAATATGCGGATTGGCG